CCATAGTCACGGAACAGACCACCGTCAGTATCACGATGCACCTGCTTGATGCGCAGCAACTTGTCACGCTCGGTGTCAATCGTCAAGTCAAGAAAGTGACAGCGTGACTGAAGTGCCTCGAGGTGATCCTGCAACTTCTTGCTCTTGAGGTGATCAAACTTAATGTTAGTGATGAAGATCACCGAACCGTTGAAGTCGAACGCATCAGGGATACCTTCGCGGCGCAACATGCTACTATCACTGTTCCAGTAAATTCGACGGCGCTTACCACTGTCAAGTGCCGCCTTGAGAATGTTGAGCGACAAGTCATCCATGAGAATGCTATCGCAATCATCAAACACCAGTACGTGATTCTTATCGCTATGCTTGAACAACGTAGCATAGAGACCAAGAGCCGTCATAGCACCCTTGATGACCTCATACTTGAGAGTCTTACCAGCAAGCCGATCAAACATCGACGCCTTTTCCAACTGCTGCTCGACACCGAAACTCTTACCAACGCCCGGGGGACCACTCACGATCATAGCGCGAATGCCGCCGTTCGTAGTAGCCTTAGCCATCTCGTCAAGAATCGCAAAGCGGGTAGCGATACGATTCATAGCCTCGTCATCAGTCTCAACTGCTGCAGGGGCCTGCGCAACAACTTCAGTCATATCACCCTCACCTGAAATGAATTCAAAGTCATGCTGGTCCTCGACCTTGATCTTTACAGTATCGATACCAGCGTAATCACTAAACACACCGTCATTACGAACAGTGATATAGTTACCCTTCTTACCAGATTGAAAACCACGAACCAACTTGAACTGGGTGTTGATCACAGGGATACCGCGATACGACCCACTCTTTACAAGAACAATTGACATAAAACACTCCGTTAGTGAACAATCAATATAACTATTATAGCAACTTACAGGAAAATAGCAAGAACTATAAATCCAACAAAATCAACGACTTAGCAAATCAAAGTACTGATTTTTTAGCCGAGAAACATCGTCATCTGACACATAAAAGTCCGTCTGTGGATCCCAATACTTGCCCTCTTTAGGGTCATAGTATAACACCGCTCCTGACGGGTAGTAGAAGGGACCTTCAAGACCTCTACGCGGGCCATACTTAGCATCACGCTGTGGTAGCACACGATATCCCATATTAGCCCCAATCCTCAAGATTCCAGTTGGACATGATCAAAACCCCATCAGTTTGGCTGCTTGCTTTTCAGTCAGCAGCGTTGCCTCTGACACAAGAGCCTCAAAGACTTGTCGAATTTCGTTGCGGTAGGTCAACTTCTGACCAGCAACCTTCAACACGCGACCATAAAGTCGAATGCCATAGAACTCAACACAAATCGGATCACCTTGTTTGATCTTCATATCAACCCCAATCCTTGAAATTCTGACTAGACTCGTTATCGTCAAAGCCCTGGTAGTACTCGTCAATTTGTCGCAGGGTCATACGCTCCTCAGTAACGATTTCGCTACTGTAAGTGTCGCCCACATAGTAATGGGGCTTGCGACCACGACGATAGTAACTGTCAGCACTACCGCGATCATAAGGACCACCATGTCGCTTATCCATCGTATTTCTCCGTTCATTCAGCATATAGATATTATGCGCCCAAACTAGGCCTAGGTCAAGAACTTTAATTCCATGTAAATCAATAACTTACGACGCCTCATAAAACCGCATAGGCCTGGATATAAGCGGAAGAGGACGGGGATATGTCTGTCTATGACTATCCCCGCCCACACGCTCTAAAGCGTTCCTATTAATTAATAGACAACACCTTTTGACCCTTATAAAATTTCCAAGCATTAGGTGTAGCACTTGAGTATGAATTGCTAGGATAAAGTAGCAAATCCATAATTCCGTCTTTATCAAAATCGTTGACGATTGACGATGCAGCTCCGCCCCAACCTAAATTACCGACAGCAACGATTTTACTCATATCGTAATAATCGAAACCACCCTTCTTGTCATTTATATAGATTATGGGTAGACCATTTTCGCTAAAGGGGTACATCACAATGTCGTTGTACTTGTCACCGTTAACATCCTTGCAATCGAAATTGTTACCCAGTTTATCCGTTTTCTCATTACGTATATTTAAAGGAACTTCAGTGATAGTGTTGCCGACTACCTTAGTGGCCTTAAATACTGATAGACCATCCTTTAAATTATTTTGCTCAACAGTCATACCCTCGTAATAGTTAGGTATGATTGCACCAGCAAGCATGAACAATACAACATTATCACCGTCCGGACTAAGTTTCATTTGGCAACTCTCAACAAGCCCTGCGATAGTAATGTGCTTGTCATTTAACTTGAATACAGGCTGTGATCCACCCTGCTCACCATTATACGAAATGGTATTAACTGTACCCACTTTAGGAGCAAGCACCAATGATTGTAGATTAGACCACATACCGTTTGTGTTTTGAACATGACCTTCAACTGTAGTGAAGTTGCCAAAACTGTTTGATGCTTGCAACAGATAATTTGTCCAAGTAGCGGTACCTTGCGAATTGTAAAATTGAAATGTCGTGGGACTGACTGATGGGGCGCCTGCGCTCAACTTATGAGTTCCTGCGCTATCAAACAAGAATGATGAGGTATTATTGACAGACGTAAAGCCATTGCCATTCACAAAGATTTCATTCTTGATATTATACCCAATACCAATACTATGATACCAACTAGGAGTGCCAAACTGTCTGATAGTATAGGTAGATCCAGTAGATACAAGAGCCGCCATTGGCGCAAATATATCAAACATGTTGGCGGTCAATCGTCCATCTTCTTGATTCATGGCATACACTAAATCTTCCTTGCCATCATTATTAATATCACCTCGCGCTACTTTGCGAGAGCATCCACCCAAACTGTTGCTACCAGGCAAATATTTTGTTGTCTCGTTAGTAAACTTACCATTGTCAAATATAAAAATTTGCACTTGGCTTCTGCAGGGTGTGTTTCCTACTGCCTTACCAAAGTTTTCCATAGACCACAAGTGTACGACAAGATCATCCTTCTTGTCGCCATTTACATCTAGATATGTTGTGTTACTTGCGACGGTTGGTTTGTATGGTCTATCAACTGTAATACTATTACTTACCTCAGCAAAGTATCCTTTGATAGTAACAACAACCTGCGCTGTCGTTGTTGAGTTGCCATTAGTACAATTGAGTGTGTAAGTATTTGTACCTGGGGCAACAGTCGAAAAATTCTGTGTACCGTTGAGCGAGATATTTCCAGTCCAAGAACCACTTGCACTACATGATGTGGCATTACTGGCAGACCACGTAAGTGTAATATTATCTCCCTGAAATACTTCGGTAGACGTAGCATTCAAGGTGACACTAGGTGATGATACGCTACTGGGAGTTTTGCTGGAACTTTCGCTGCCTCCTCCCCCTCCCCCGCAACCTACAACGATTGCCGAGGTAAAAAGCAAAGTACCTACATTAAGAATCTTTACACTCATATACACTCCAAGTTAAGTATAACGATACAAATATACTAAAATAATATAGGAAAAAAGTCAATTATAAAATATATAAGGAAATCAATGACTTACGTTAAAAAGGAATTGGGCGATTTCTCGCCCAATTGTTTTCAGGTAAAAAAACGATATCACTTCACTTTTTCAAGTTCAGCAATCGAACCAGCAACAATAGCCACAGCACCTGCGGTATAACCGGCAGCACGTAATTTCAAATTCAAAAATTACTCCTTACTTCTTGAGTTCGTCAACAATACGTTCTTGTTCCAATTCTAACATAGATACACGGGCTTGATACATTCCGTATACCATCCAAAGCAAAACTCCCGCTAGGAAAATAACAATACCATATTTGGGCGAGAGATAATCAAGAAACAATACAGTCCCTGCGCCGGCAGCCAATCCGCCAAACGTCTGAAGAAATGCCTTAGTACGAACCTTCATGTAATACTCCTTTGATTTATTGAACACAATATATAGATTACACGATACTATATGTTGTGTCAAGCCTATAATTGCTTTTGACCACAAACACATTGCCCATTTACGAACTTGTGGTCGCAAACATCATCTATTTGTAAACTCTCGTATAATTTTGGAACGATACGTTCCAGTTCTGGGTATTGCTGTAATGTTTCTAGCGGAAGATTTTCAATAGTGTTTAGAATCAGTTGTAGTTTATCACGAACCGTTGTCATTGATACCTCAAAGTATGTAACCTATCAATTTCATACTTGAATGTTTTGATACTATCACAGATAGCATATGGCATGTTATCTACTTTCAGCTTGATAAATGTGTCGTTGTATACACAAACTTCAATATCGATGCCATTATATCTGAAAGTCACACAAGTATACTTGCTGTCTATTGAAACTTGAGGTTTAGTGTCTAGGTAATTCTTTTGTGTATTAAGGTAGGAAGTGATGAGATGTGTGATATTTGTCATTATCAGGATACCGTGACATCTTCCATGCCGGCTGTGCGCAAGCGAACAATATGACCCAATTGCCATTGCTTGCTATCAAGACCCTTCATGATACCCAACCACTTGTTACGCAAAAGTGCTACCTCGTTGATTAGTACTTCAAAGTCAATAACTTCATCTTCGCCGTCAACATACTTTTCCGCGTCACGGCTTGTCAATGCTCTATTATATCCTTCCAGATATTTCTGAAAGTATTTACGCCTCAACTTACGCAATTGTATGTTGAGATAATTCAATACAGCCTCAATCTCTTGTAGTTGATTGAAACGCTGTTCTGTGATGCCGGGTAGGTTTGAGATATTCTTTTCTACCTTTCCACCTACCCTACAATCCCATTTTGCTTGCTCTAATTCTGATTCATAGTGCGCTATGAAATCAGGGATTACGCTTAAATCAGTTGTGATTCTGGTATACCAGTTCATTCATCACCAATTGTCGTCATAATCCTCGTCATCTTCTTCCTCTTCTTCGTATTCTTCCTCTTCATCTTCTTGTGAAGCAATGTATGCCTTTACAGCATCCATTACATAGGTGTCTCTACGAAATTCTGCCTTGATATCACTTGCTTCATAATCATTTTGAATTAGAACATCTACAAGTGATTCAGCGGCATCTGGAAGAACCGTTTCATCGATTTCGCTTTTTAGTGCGCGCCAAACTTCGTGTATAACAGTAATACTCATCTGTATTATTCCTCCACTACAGAATTTGTATTACTTATCTTTGTTTGACGATTTTGATATTCTGACATTACTTTGTCAAGACAACCATCTTCATTGCTTTCCCAACCTTTGCGGAAGAACTTGATGACTTCGCCACTATCAGTTGTATAGACAAGGCGATTGCCTTCTTTCGTCAAAATATTTGCCTTCTCAAACAAGTCAAGCAAGCCACTATATGGATTCATACCAGTCTCATAAGGAATCTTTACTTGAACGCTTTCGAAAGGCTTTGCGTAACGAGTTTTCATAACCTTACATGCGCTACGAATACCACGCACTTCGCTGATCTTGTTGCCTTCATCATCTTCCTTGAGTTTGAGTTTCTTCATAGCGACAACAATACTTGACGCATAGATGAAGCCTTGACCGCCGCTGATTTTATCATCAGGGTCAAACATGTCTTGTGAAGCATATGTGTGATTAGTTGCGACTAATCCTACGTTATGACTACCAAACATGTTGACACAGTTACGAACAAGACTAGTGAGTGCCTTAGGCTTGCGACCCATATCACCCTTCATATCACCTGCTTCAAACTGATTGACATCAGTTGGAGTCAGCAACATACCTAGACTGTCAATGATGAAAAGAACTTTAGGCTTGTCATCAGCCGGAAGCGTCTTGTAGTTCTTCATAAATTCTGAAATTGTTTTAGCAACGTCATCGATCATTGCCATGTTCAACTTCAACAATTTATCTTCTGCGGTATCAACACCAAGTGCCTTCAACCAATCTTCATCAAGCGCATTTTCAGTATCAACCAATACAACGAAAATGCCTTGCTGTTGTGCGTGACGAACTAAGTTGCCAGAACAAATATATGATTTGCCTGAACCTGATTCACCTGCAAATACAGTTACCTTGCCTAGTGGGACTCCCTTGTTGAAGTCTCCACTAATAAGATAATTGAGAGCGTGGTTACCAGTACTGATCCAGTCAGTAGGATCATTGAAACCAATACTGAGACCTTCAATACTTTTTGTAATGTCTTTTCTAAATTTTGATACATCGAATGGTTTTGCCATGTTACTTACTACCCTTCAATTGAACAACGATATCTTCACGGTTGATTGCCCTTAACCAAGTGTTCAAACGTGCTACGATAACATTATCATCTTTGGGGTTGTCAAAATTGACATTGCAATCCATAACAGTATCCCCGCTGTCTGCCTCGCGGCTGCTATAGTTTAGTGTAAAACTTTCATTGATTTTTGTGACCTTTGCCATAAATTCCTCTTATTTCAAAATATTTCTTTTAGCGATTCTATCATTGAATGCTATTTTGTCAAGCATATCAGGACAACTGTCCGCGATACGGTCAAGTTCATAATCATTTGGATAGTGTCGCAATGCACCACGCGCACGATCACGGACGATGCTCGGCACCCTAGGCGTCTTGCCCGGATCGCATAATTCCTCAAGTAGTTTCTTACCCTGCTTTAGTGCGCGGTATCTTTCGTCTGGTAGTGTCATGGTAGTTTCCTCAGTTTAGGAGAAGGGAGAGATTACTCTCTCCCAAATACTATTAGGCCTTCTGTTGACGGGCACGGATCATCGCTAAAATGTCCTGTGCCTTATCGCTAGAAGTACTCTTAGGAACAACTACGGGTTCACTCTTTGATTCTGATTCTTCGACATCATGTACGTCCCCATGACCATCCGCTACTACCTTTTTACTAGAAATAGTTAAGGTAGACGTTTCAGTTACATGAGGAGGAACTGATGCATTTGCAGGAGCTTCAAGTCCATATGGACGATAGTATGCGCCCCACTTTTCGTTATCGTAAGGCTTGCCGTCTACTGAAGCCTCAAACATCTCCTTGATAACACGGAGTTCTGATTCGCTGGGCTTCTTGGGCAAGAAGTCAGCAAGATTGAATAGACCATGTGCTTCGATAGCGGCCTGTTCTGCTTCAGTCAATGGGCTTTCTTTACGTGCCCAGTTACTAGTTGAATAATCAGCATAGCCACCCTTGCTAGTCTTTTTGACGTTGAAATCTGTACCGTTCAAGTAATCGGTTGGGATGTTTTCCATTTCAACATCCATCAAACTTGACTTGATGATTGTGAAAATTTGTGGGCTAATAACAAATCTGCGAATTGGATTAGCAGGAGTTACATCGTTACCGATTGGGTTCTGACGAACAAAACCTTGAAACAAATAACTACGCTTCTTCCAATACTTGTTAGCCATTTCTTTGAGAGTATCATCTTTGTACCAAGGACGTACTTCTGCCAAGATAGGACAGTTATCGCCATACATTTCTACGCATGGGACTTGTACAACTACTTGCTTCATGTTTGGATCACCCTTGATACCATTGAACGGCAACTTGATGATCTGACGTTCTACCCAGAAAAATGTGTTTGAACTATTTGCGTCTGGAAGGAAACGAATAGTGGCAGTAGTGCCTTCTTCCATATTCCAGTGTGGGTAGATTGCGTTATCTGACTGGGTGCGTTGACCCTGACCTGACTTCTTACTTTCTTGTGCCGCGAGACGGGCACGGATATCTGCTAGACTTGCCATAGTATAATCTCCTTTGTTGTATGCCTAAGTTGAGCCTAAATGTGTTTTGTGTTAGTTGTCGGAGACAACTTGACACATACTGATATTATACAATAAAATCAATATGTGTCAATGTACTTATACTTGTTATGGATGTAAAAAATATATCTATTTGACCAAATTAAAAATTTATTCTTTCCAAATTAATTTTACTTCATCCCACAATGCTGAGTCCTTCCAAACTAAGTTTGGTTCATCCCATATATATGATTTGCCATCAGTAGGCATAGCTGTTGGAGCTGTCCATCTACAGACTGATTCATCTAACACCCAACTATCATATGGTTTTGGGGAAATGAATGCATCGCGTGAAGCGTCATAGGTAAAATCTACGTCGGCAAAGTTAGCGCGTATCATGCCTAGTTGATGGGTTTGTTTCCAGTTACCACCGTGCTGTGCTACACAGTAAGCAATGCCTTTTGCTTCGCTTTCTACTCCGTTATCAAGTAATTCATTGTCATCAACTACAATGACCTCAGTGACTACATTATTTTCATTTAATTTTGCAAAGTGTGCCATTTTATTTTCCTGCTAGTTTTGTGATACGATCAAGTAATAATTTATGCTCATCATAAATTATACTTTCGCTTGCACCTACTAATTTTCCTACTGCTCCTTTTGGTCCTACCTTTTCAGTTGGACCTAATTGTCCTACACGCTTTTGGTTAGCATCTAAATCTTCTGATACTTCTTCATCTTCTTCGTTAAACTTATCTTTTACCCATGCACCTGCGTTTTTAATTCTTCCAACAACTGGTTGACTATTATAGTTATATCCATATTTTGAATAACCCATATCAGTCATTTGTTTGTCTGCTGCGCCTTGCTGTGCTTTATAATTTGCTTTGGCTTGTGCAGGATTAATTGCTAACTGCTTATCAATTTCGACTCTTGATTCTGGATCAAGTGCATCATACTCTTTTTTAAATCCTTCTGGATCACGTTTTTGTCTGTTTTGAAGATTGCCCGGCATGTCTCTGTAATAAACTTTATTGAGGTCTCTTACAGCACCGCCCATAGCAGGCATCATTCTATCAACACCTTTTGACAATAGTTTTGTAGCATCAATGTTACCTTCTTTGTCGGTAGATGCTTTGATATCTTTTTGCATGCCTTTGTCAATTGAATAACCTTGTGACATACTATCAAAATCTTGTTTAGGTATTTTGAGTTCGCCGCCTTGCTTTTGCATTTGTGCGCTTTGTTGGGCAGTATTTAAATTGTCAATATCTTCCGCTACACCTCGCTTGTGATGTGCGTACAGTGCGTTGTCTGCATCTCGTCTACTGGTAAATTTTTGTGGACTTAATTTATCACCATACTTAAATCCAAATTTTCCATCTTTATATTGAACAACTGAACCGATTGTTCCAGTTTTAAAATCATTTAAATTACTTATTTCTCTGTAACCTTCATCTTGTTCCTTAATTTTTTTATACTCACCTGCAGGAACTTCATATGGTAATTTTTTAATTTTTGGTGTACCATCACTTGATTTTATCTCATGTGGGAGAGTTTTAATTTTTGGTTTGCCATCACTTGGTTGTATTTTATATGGTAGTGTTTGCAAGCCAGGCAAGCTAGATTCATCTATATTATCATCTGTCTTATCTCTAGCTGCTTGTTCTGCTTTCTTGCGATTTTGTGATACGAACTTAACACTGACACCTAAATAATCTGCTAAATCACTATCTGACATTTTTTCAATAGGTGCATCGCCGGTTCCTGACTCTTTGATTCCATGATGTAATCCTTTTGCTTTTTTCTTTATTGAGGCTTTTGTTGCTCCAGGATAATAATAGCGAAAATCTTCATCCAAATCAAATGCGTCAAGATTTGACTTAACTGTATTTTGATTATGCTTTAATGTTTCTGCGCCTGGTGCTTCATCTAACATTTTATCAGCAGGAACTGCCAATGATTTAGTTGTACTATCAAGTTTAGTTTCATTAGTGATATTGAGTTTGTCCATCAATATCTGTGCAACGTCATCAGTTGCTACTTCATAGCCTTCATCATCCATTAAACTTTCATATTCATCAATGATGCTATAAATGTCGTTGCTGTTTAAACCTTTCTCACCTTTTAAACTTTGAAAAATAACTTCGGCTACTTCATTAGTGTCAGCCATTTTTTTTTGACTGACTTCCTCTGCTTCTGCATATCTTTCTTTTGGTCCAGGTATGTGTGGCTTTTTAGGTGGCTCTTTTTTTTCGGAATCTGGCTCAGATTTTGGCTCAGATTTTTGTTTTGGCACATATTGTATTTCACGTTTAGTGCTGAGAGGTAATTTTACCTCTACTTGTTCGTATTCGTTTCCAGCGTAATCAACAATTTTGCCGCCCTTATTATATAGTTCTGGCCTCAAAATTTTGATTTCATCGTCAGGCCACTCATCGTATTTTGGTTTTGGAATACTTTCACTTATGTTTGGTGTTACATCTTCTGCGCCACCTTCGCCTGCATTACCTGCTGTATCGCCATCAGTTTCTTCACTTGCTTCGCCGCCGTCGCCGCCTTCAATCAAACTTTGTGCCCATTTGTCTAATTCTTTAACTTCATTCATTTCGTTTAAGTTCTTTGATAAACGACTTAATATTGGTAATACGCTTTCAATACGTGGGTCTAGTGTTTCTCTCACAAACAATTCGTTCAATGAATTTTCATCTGACTCTTCATTTAATACAGGTGTATAACTTTCAAAGTATTTTACATAACCTTTATGAGTAGTCATTCTACTTAATGTTTCGCGTAAGTTTTGATAATGCGAAACACCTTCATTGACCAAACGTTGTGCTGACTCGTTGAACTGACCATTACGTGTGGCTCGAACGAATCCTGCCATCTTTGTGTATTCTTCTACAAGTGTGCTGATATGTTTTGCTTTATCATCATAAGGTGTACCACCTTCTGCGATATGGCGTGCAAATACTCTTGCTAGACCAGGACGATTGGTTGGAATCAAGAATCTTTCACCGTGTGCATTCTCTACGAAAATTCTTGCGATATTGCGAAAGCGTTGTTCACCCTCTTCAAGTTGACGAGTATGTTGAAGAATAATCTTTACAGTTGGAACATTATCGCTGTAACTTGATTTTTTACCTAGAGGATAATAACCCTCTTCTAGTTTTTCTTTCTCTTTCATAATCGTCCTCTTTTTCATATCATGCACTAATTGGCCTTTGTTTGTCTTTAGTTCAAAACCTGCATTCTTATCGCGCTTCCAACCACGTAATAAATTGAAAAATGTCTCAAACTCCGGACTTTTCATCAATTTAGGATCTATCCAAAGTACTATGTTCTTTTTATCTTCAGCGCGATTCTTTTTGAGTTCTACCCCTATCCAACCCTGACCTGCTGATATACCGTTTTGGTCTTTTAACTCAAAACGAATCACATCACTTTCTTCAGGATTAGGTGTTTCTTTACCTGTGCTATCCAATCCTTTAGGATCGTAACCTCTACTTTCAAGCATATCATAGAGGTCTGACTTTAAACTTTCTAAACTTATGGCCATAGTAATATTTAGTCCAAAAGACCTAACTCAATACAGCAAAGAAGGGTAATGGCTGTATGATCTCATCGTGGTCACGCATTTGATTTCCTAGATCATAATGGAAATCAGTTAATTGCTGTAACATACGAACAATCAATAATGTAGCCATGACCAGATCGTCTGTTTCTCCTATTTTAGCACTATAACTCCCGCCTAATGCTACAAAGTTTTTAAGTTCTGAAATTAGTGAACGACTATGCAATTTCATCTTTTTACTTTCTAATAGCGTTTTAAATTTAGCACAAGCGGTCAATTTTACTTTGTGTGTCGTATTAAATCCTTTACGTTTTTTACCAAGCTCACTAAAGAAAATACCCGGGATATTTGTCTCCCCGAATTCATTTAAAGAGATGAGGGCTGCTTCGCCTATACTGTTATTTTCTAAACTATAGTAAAGACTATTGGGGTCTCCCGTGCATTCTACGATATACTTGTTGATATCGGCTAGTAGTTTAACCTGTTGAGGAATCTCTGTCTTATTATGCTTCCACTCACCTATCTGTGTAGTTGTATTTGCTTCAAATATTTGAATAGCTGCTGGATCACTACCTGTACCAAGACTTGGATCTAGTGCGACCACGTAGATGTTACCTTTCTCTGGTTTTTTATACCAGCGTACTTGACCCATACGATGTATAGGTTCTATACCTTCTAGTTGAATTAGAGTGTTAGGATTGATTAGTGTTTCGTCAGCTATAATGAACTCACAGCCGATTTCACGATTGAAACGATCAAGACCTAACTGACTCTTCATCTCTTCAGCCCACTTCTCATCACGACCGGGCTGTTCGTTCCAATATGATCTATATGCCTTGAATCCGTTTACACCTACATCTGTCTTGTTACCGAATTCATCTTCTGTCTTGTTAGCACCCTTCCATATTAATGCGAACTGATCTTCGTCACTGTTTGGGGTACTAGTGATGATAGCCTTACCACCTGTTGACAATGTTGGAGTAATTGATGTCCAAAATTGCTCTGCGATTGTTGGTCTAACGAATGCGAATTCGTCAAGATATAACAATGAGATAGACATACCACGACCAGTATTTTCAGTTGTCGTGGCTGATACGATGCGGCTACCATTCTCAAAATCTAAACTACCTTTATTATAAGTAGTCACGCCTGCTTTGATATGCATAGGACAGTTTTCATATGCATAACGAATACGTTGCATGATTTCTTGCGCGCCTGTATATTTGTGTGCGGCGATCAATATAGTGCTGTCGGGTACAAACATAGCATACCATAATAGATATCCAGCAGCACTTGTTGACTTACCACTCTGACGAGGCATAAGTGCGATTGAATAGCGATAATTATGATAGGTATGTATCAAGCGTTCTTGATATTGATATGGATGATACAACATGCTTCCGCGTGTAGGGTGCTGTATGTAAAAGAAGTTATCCATGAAATATAGATAACCGGTATCAGGATCACAACACTTTACAAAGTCATCTAACTCTTGTTGAGTTTTGAAAACTGTTTTTACATATGGTTGTTTTACTAATGTGTCGGCTTGTGCCATACCAGTATTTAGACGACAAAACCTGGCTTGTAAACTGTTTTACCCTTCTCTGTCACAGCAGTTAGTTTCTGTTTTCTATTAGCACCTTCTGCGTAGCTGGCATGAACCCAACCACTGTTAGGACCTTCTTTTGGATCATAGAACTCAAGTATGATTTGATCGAACTCACAATTCTCTGCAACCCACTTTGCTAATTCTGGATTAGGTAATCCATCAATCTCAAAGTCTACTGCCTGTCCATTGCAATGCTGACTCTTGCTGCTTCCGCCGACGGCAGCGTTAAGAGCGGGGCCGCGATAACCACTGTTAATACGAACAGGCTTGCCAAAATGATTGCGAACTGGTTCAAGGATTTTCTCGCATACCAATTTGAGATTTTTTGCGTGTGCTGGTCCTGGTGTGTTGTCGATGCGTTTTCTGATTGCTGTTTCACTTTTTGTAAACTCATTTAGTTTGAAATGTGGGCTAAGTTGCATGTCTGGTGTTACTACCATTGCTGGTGCAGCCGGTGCACTTGGTGCTGTTGCTTGAGGTGCTGAAACTGCCACTACGGGTGCTGCCCCCGCTGTCCACATAAAGTATTTTTTTGTTTTCTCGCTACGATCAGCAAGACCATGTGTGCCACCATTGATCTTTTTAGTCAATGATAATATTGCTGCGTCAGTAATACCCTGATCGCAAATAGCCCATAACTTATTTCTTTCAAAGAAAAACATCGCACTCTCAAATGCTAGTTCAGTAGCAACAATGTCTGGATTGCTCATCACATCGGGACGATTGCAATACTTTGCGAATGCTGCATAGTTATCTTTGCCTGTCAACTGTAATGCACCACGACCACGATAGCGCCAGCCATCTCCGCTAGCTTCTGGACCATTGCCCATGCGACTTGCGTATACACGGTTAGCAATCTTTTCTGGCTGTCTAGCATAGCGATTTGCTGTTGCCATATCTGGGAAATACTTTTTGAATGTTCCTATCAATCCAGCAGCATTGTAGTTTAGATTTTCAGTGAATGCCTTATATCCACCTGTCTCATGTGCTGTTTGAGCAAAGAAATGTGCTGCTCTAGCAGGTGACAATTTATAATATGCCATTGCTGCTTTGAATGTGCCTGGACCCCAAGCACCATCGGCTGCTATACCTATTTTAGTTTGTAAACTTTTTAGGCTCATGCTATGTGATCGTCTGCTTCATCCATTAGTTCTAATGGTTCTTTTGCTGGGCCAAGTTCTGGCTGCTCTGGACCATCTTTCTTCTCATCTCTATTGTCAGTCTTGCCTAGCATGATGCCAGACAATATGCCTGTAAGAAATGTTGCGATTGGTGTGATCAACTTGAAGAATTCAGCATCGTTAGGACTTTGCTGACCGATTGGTTGTGTCACAAAAATCAATGAGTATAGAACTACGAACACAATACCGACTAAGCAAACGGCAAGCAATATGCCGATTGAAAATCGCATTCTAGCATTTAGTTCTGCTTCTGTATATCTCTGTCCCATATAAACCTCTTACTTTATAGCAGCGTTGTGTGCTGCTGTATCAACTACTGTATTCATCGTCAAAACTTCTTCTTCAATACTTGCTGGAGTTCTAACTAGAGCCTCATATTCATCACCTTCTGGATCCATGACGATATCAAGTTTGCTTGGCTTCTTCATATGTAATTTTGCTGTAGGAACTTCTTCTGTTGTTTCTGTTTCAGTATTGCCTTCATCACTACTTATTGCGGGTGAGCATGGCTCAGTAGTTTCTTCTGAAGTTTCTGTTGATGGTTCAATACTTGATGATTGTTCCATACTACGGCCCAATACATCACTGGTACAAGTTCCTTCAGCCTTACATACTTCGTTACTACACTCAAGTTTACCCCAATT